ATTGAGGTTCTTGATGCACAGATTCCAGAGTGTGTACTCGCTGCTGTAGATTGGCAGGCTGTGTGGGAGCACAACCTACGCTATGACTTCTGTAGCATTGAGACTGCTAACGGCACATTCTTCTTTCGTAACAACTGATCAACTCTTACTACACTACGTTCCATAAAATGACTGTTCACGATACTGCTATCAAGGTTAATCGTGACCTGATTAACATGAGCGAACTCACTCGTGTCATTTGGGATTCTGTCTGTGCAAACTTTCCCTCTAACTAACATGAACCGTTCTGAGCTCCAAGATAAACTTGTCCAGCAGATGATTGATGACATGGACCTTAAGACAATGACCTGCCTTTGGTATGATTATCTGATGGAGGGTTATAATAAGTATTCGGATGGAGAATTGACTGAAGAGGTTAATCACTACTATCCCGAACTTCTAGAGGGTTGATATTGAGACTGCTAACGGCACGTTCTTCTTCCGTAACAACTGACCTTTCACACCTTCTGTTCACTTAATTCACACTCATGAAAATTTCCACCAACTACAAGATTGAAGCTAAAGTTTGCCACGTTAGTTACTATAGTGGAGATGATTCTCTCACCATTCACACAGAAGATGATGAGATGGTTGAAGTGTATGGCGTAGATCTTAGGACTATGCTTTGTCTTACTCGTAACTTCCTAGTCGTTGATGCCAAACGTAATACGTTTTGTAAGCACCAAGTCGATACACTGCGTGAGATTAAAGATGCAGTAGAGAAGCTTATCCGATTAAACACTAAAGAGGAGGACAACTGATGACATATCCACTTCCTTATGAAGTGTTGCTTGATCAAATAGATACTCTTTACTGGGTATCAGCTAGGTCAATGTATCCAAATGACTACCATCGTATGATCTACGGTAGACTTGCACAAATCAACGAAGAGGATTACGAATGACTATGACTGAGACCAACATTATCCTTGCTGTGATTGGCATGGTTGGGTTGTTCGCTACGGCTACAATCTATCAACGTGCTAATCGCATCACAAGTGTGTATTATGCTAACAAGGTTAATCGTGAATTGATTGATTTGAACAATCGAGAGTTTAACTGATGACAATTATCCACGACACTGCTATCAAGGTTGATGTTTACCCTGATGAGTTCAAACCCATCATGAAGGCAGTCAAGTATGCTCTAGTGTGTGATGATTCACGCAAGGTATTTAATGAGGAAGAGTGGTCTACGCTTAATGCGTGGCTTGATGACTTTTGTGACGTTGCACTTAACGAGGCTGTTTGATGGCTAAAGCTCTCACTGACGAACAACGTAAACTGCGTCTTGAGTTAGTTGATCTAGCTGCTCAAGGTGTACGCACTCAAGCAACAGCTGGTTACTATGATGCTGAACAAGTATCGTATTTAACTCAACAACTTGAGCGTATTGCTAAGTTCATTTGTGTTAAATCCTGATTCACACTCATCGCCATGTTGACAATGACAAAGCCACTCAAAGAGTACGAAGTCACTACTAGCACTGGTGTTTGGTACTTACTTGCTCGTGATAACGAACAAGCTGCCTGGTCTGCTTTAGAGCTATCAGGGCAGCGTAATGAGAAACTACTTAATGTGAGGATTGCTGATGCCTGGTAAGGATTATCTGCCTAACAACTGGCAAGAATATAAAGATGCACCTGATGATGCATTCATCCCTCATACCTTTGAGGAGATCATGTCGTGGAAGGTAGCAGGTTGGGAACTTCCTAGCTCTGTTGCTTGCATTATTCGTGTGTCTGATCGTAAGTCAGGCAAGGTTAAAGAGTTTGTCTACAGCAAGCCTAGCGCTGCTCGTAACAAGGTAGAAAAACTGTTAGCTACACCTGATGTAGAGTTTACAGTATGTGACCACGAAGCTATTCACCACCTATCCCCTGAGTACAATGACTGATCTTGTTTTCTCTCGTCGTCTTCAACAACTAATCGATCAACTTAAGAATCACCCATTCAAAGAGGAGATCATCAAACTGGCACAAGAGCAGTTAATTGATGACTCTGATGTGGTAGAATACTGCATGGTTACTAATGACTAATTACCTGGAGAGGTTTATTTGGCTACACCAGCAGAGATTGATGCACAAGTTCAACTAGAAAGAGACCAAATCAATCAAGGACTCAAGCGACTGCATGAACAACGCAGACAACTAGAGGAAAAGAGTTATGCGTCTGCCACAATTTATGGCGTGGCTTCTATTGATGCTCTTCTTCCTAAGCTGGTTGAACGTATCCAGGAGACCAACCATAGGATCTACCAAAGACAAAACGGAGTAGCATTCAAGGAGATTGCTGTCTACCTATCGGACATTGAACCTATGGCATCCGCTGCTATTGCACTTAAGATAACCTTTGATAAGGTATTCTCATTTAAGCAGGGCAGTGATCAACTTGTTTCAGTGTGTGATGCTATTGGTTCAGCTGTTGAGGCTGAATGCCAGATGCGTCACTATGAACGTAATGCTCCGGGTTTACTAGCAACACTCAAGAAGAACTACTACCACAGTTCAATGGGCACACATCAGAAGCTCGTTGTTATACGAACACTGATGAATCGTTGTGAGGTAGATCAGTGGCCTGCATGGGGTAGAACTAATCGTATCAAACTAGGTACGTGGTTGTTGGATTGTATTATCCAAACAAGCAACTGGTTTACCAAAGAACTCAAACAAGAGGGTAAGAACCGCGTTAACTACGTTGTTCCTACACCTGAGTTCATTGAGATCAAGGATCGCATCATGAAAGATGCTGAACTATTCGCTCCACTTGCATGGCCAATGCTAATCGAACCTAACGATTGGGCTGTTGGTAGGTCTGGTGGTTACATCTTGAACGAGGTGATGCACGGACATGAAATGGTTCGCCGGGGCAACCACCCATGTATACAGGGGGAGATACCCTATGCCTTTTTGAACAAGATTCAGAAGGTTGCTTATCGACTAAACCCCTTTATTGTAGGGGTTGCTGAAGAACTAAGCAGACTGGAACGTTCAGTCGGTAAGTTTCTCCCTATCGTTCATCACGAGCTGCCTGCTAAACCTGCTGATATTGAAACTAATTACGATAGTCGTAAGGATTATCGGAGAAGAGCAGCAGCTGTGATGAATACCAATGCTCAAGAGTTTAAGAAGTCATGTAGAACTCGCATGACAATGGAAGCAGTAAAACGCTTCAAGGATGTACCTAAGTTCTACATACCGTGGTCGTTTGACTATAGGGGAAGAGCTTACCCGATTCCTAGTTTCTTAACTCCACAAGATACTGACTTCGGTAAGTCATTGCTTCGTCTTGCAGATGAGGCGTACATGACACCTGAAGCTGAGGATTGGATAGCATTTCAAGTTGCTACCTGCTATGGTCTAGATAAGGCTGCAATGGTAGAGCGTCTTGAGTGGGTACGGAGTAACATCACACTCATCACGCAAGTTGCCACAGATCCAATTGGATCGTTACCTGAATGGGAAGCAGCAGAAGAACCATGGCAGTTTCTAGCAGCATGTGAAGAATACTATCATTGCGTGATCGCAGCTGATAGACAGTTCACTGGACTGATGATAGCAACAGATGCTACCTGTTCAGGTCTACAAATTCTAGCAGGTCTCGCTAGAGATCGTAATACCGCCCGCCTTGTTAATGTCTTACCTGGTGATAAACCACAAGATGCTTACAAAGTAGTTGCTGAGGAAGCTACACCTCATTGCCCTGCTTCTATTCAACCATATATGGATAGGAAGACGGTCAAGAGGGTAGTGATGACAGTACCGTATAACGCTAAACCTTTCTCTAATCGTGGCTACATCCGAGAAGCTTTAACTGAAAAGGGCGTAGAGATCTCTAAAGAAGATCTAACCGCAACTGTCAAGGCAGTTAGAGATGCCATGAATCGTGTCGTCCCTGGTCCCATGGCCGTGATGACGTGGATTGAGAAGGAAGTAGCTAATGCTATTAAATCTGGCAAGACATTCCTTGAGTGGACAACACCATCTGGGTTTGTCGTACACCAAAAGCTGAACAAGAAACAGTTTGAGGTCTTAGATCTACAACTGCTTGGTCGCTGTAAGATGAAGGTTGCAGTTGGTGACACAGATGAGGTTGACATCAACCATCACAAGAACGCTACTGCTCCTAATCTTATCCATAGTTTAGATGCGTCCTTGCTCCATTTAGCTGTCTTACGATTTGACGCACCAATTGCTCTCATTCACGATTCTGTGCTTTGTCGTGCAACGGACATGTCCACCTTGTCCACTATTGTACGAGAAACATACATGCACTTATTCGCAGAGCATGATTATCTAAAAGACTTTGCCCTGCAGATTGGGGCAGAGACTGAACCACCGATCATTGGTGATCTGGAACCAGAGACCGTGATTGAATCCACCTATTTCTTTTGTTAATGGCACAACCCATCCACATTACCCAACAGCCTGTTGTCCTCGAGGGCTATCAAGCTGTGCTGAAACCTAGTAAGTTTGGCTACTCACTGTCTGCGATCCTTGATGATAAGATGATCGCTACTCTTGAAGAGGATCGAGTTGAAACTCTCAAGTGGGCAGAGAGTAAGCTGAAGAACCCTAAGCGTAGTGTACTTAAACCTGAGCCTTGGGAAGAGGTGTCTACTGGTAAGTACAAGGCTAAGTTCTCCTGGAATGAAACCAACCGGCCACCTGTTGTCGATAGTGAAGGGACACCTATCACTAACCTTGATCTGCCTGTCTACAGTGGCAGCAAGGTGAAGCTTGCTTTCAAGCAAAAGCCTTACATCCTCAAGGATGGTGTCACCTACGGCACTAGCCTTAAGCTTGTAGGAGTGCAAGTTGTAGAGCTTAATGGTTCTGCTGGTGTCGATAGGAGCGACCTTGGTGACGCTGAGGTGGCTGCTCTGTTCGGGCAGACCACTGGGTTCAAGGCTGACTCAGCACCGCCTACTGTGGTCGATGAAGAGCCCGTGGCAGAAGACGACGACTTCTGATGGCGTATCGCTCAGGTCTGGAGGTGAAGGTCGCTGATCTTCTCTCCAACTTGGGAGTTAAGTACGAATACGAATCAACTAAAGTACCATATGTCTTGCAGTGCAACTATACGCCAGACTTCCTCTTGCCTAATGGTGTCTTCCTTGAAACAAAGGGCCACCTGACGGAAGAGGATCGTCGTAAGATGAAAGCTGTCAAGGCTGCTAATCCTGATCTAGATATTCGTTTCGTATTTCAATCCCCTTACAACAAGATCTACAAAGGATCAAAGACAACCTATGCCAAGTGGGCTGAGAAACACGGCTTTCCTTGGTGTGCATTTCACTCCATCCCCATTGATTGGTTAACATGATTGCTGCTACCCCCACTCGTTTCGAGTACGGCACTGCTGAGTTCTACGAAGAGTTGTTCTCTGATATTCTTGCTGATGTAGACTCTGATAACCCGGAGTATGCTGATGCAATTGTTGAGGGATTCCTGAAATCAATCGACTCTTGGTTTAACTATCACGACCATCAAGCCACTGCATATGATGAACTCCGACAGCGAGTTCGTAAGGCACTTACCGTGTGACAATTGTGGGTCATCTGACGCAAACTCTTTGTACTCAGATGGCCACACTTTTTGTTTCTCGTGTAATGCCTACGGTAATACCGAAAACGTTCACACTCATAAAATGTCCACCAATGTCAGACTACAAGGCTCAGCTGAACGGCTGCAGAAACGAAACCTATCCGAAAAGGTCTGCCAGCAATACAAAATCTACCGAGACGGAGACGTTCTACGGTTCCATTATTTCGACAGCTCTGGCGTACTTAAAGGGTGTAAGGTAAAGACTAAAAACAAAATATTTACTTATGAAGGAGAGACGCCTGGAACACTCTTTGGACAACATTTGTTTCCCGCCACTGGAAAACGAGTCGTTATCACCGAAGGAGAACTCGATGCAGCTAGCTGTCAAGAAGCTATGCCGGGGTGGCCGATGGTTTCTCTACCTAGCGGTGCCGCTTCGGCAAAGAAGTCGATTCAACGGTCTCTCCAATGGCTCCAGGGTTATGAGGAGATTGTCCTGTTCTTCGACAATGACGAGGCAGGCCGTAAAGCGGCGGAGGAGGCAGCAAGCGTCCTACCACCTGGCAAGACAAAGATCGCCCGTCTGGAGGCGTACAAGGACGCATCAGACGCTCTCCAAGCCAATGACTCCGAAGCAATTCGCAGAGCTATTTGGGATGCTAAACCGTACAGACCAGATGGCATTGTTGATGGCAGATCTCTCCTTGAGTTAGTAACTACACCCTCTCCACCATCTGATCATGACTACCCATTCAATGGGCTACAAAAGAAGCTTCACGGGATACGGTACGGAGAGCTTGTCACAATTACTGCTGGATCTGGCATCGGAAAATCCTCGTTCTGTCGTGAACTCGCAACTAACCTTCTCAGTAACGGCGAACGAGTCGGGTATTTGGCACTTGAAGAGTCAAATCGTAGAACGGCCCTAGGGTTAATGTCCGCTGCTGTAGGCAAATCGCTCCATCTTGGAGAGTATGATCGAGAGACGTTGACCGAAGCGTACGAGGCAACACTAGCGAAGTGGAACCTATTCCTGTTTGATGGCTTTGGTTCATTCGATCCTGACTTGATCTACAATCGAATTGAATACCTGGCAGCAGGTCTTGATGCGAAGGTAATCTTCCTTGACCACCTATCTATTCTGCTTTCTGGCCTCGATGGAGACGAGAGGCGGATGATAGATACAACAATGACTAAGCTACGTTCTCTTGTAGAGCGTACGGGTGTTGCCATGTTCCTTGTTTCACATCTACGACGAACATCTGGAGACACTAACCATGAAGAAGGGGCACGGGTTACACTTGGACAGCTGCGCGGAAGTGCGGCAATTGCACAACTCTCTGACGGAGTTATTGCACTCGAACGCGATCAACAGGCCGCAGCTGGAGGAAGTAATACAACAGTGCGAGTCCTTAAAAATCGCTATTCGGGCGAAGTTGGCATCGCTTGCAATCTAAGTTATGATTTATCCACCTGTAAATTCCATGAAACAGAAGCAGCAGAAGAGTTCGACGCAAGTACAGACTTTTGAATCTCCGCATCAGCAAGCAATGCTGACTAAACCTAACCCTCCCACTCCTGAGGCAGTCAAGCGAGCACAGTTCGTCGATAAGACCTATAGCTGGACTGGTAAGTGAACCTCATCTTTGACTTAGAGACTGACGGTTTATACGATGATTGCACCAAGATTCACTGTATTGGTATACATGATCTCGACTCTAACCAAACTCTCGTCTTCAACGATGAAGGTAGTGAGCAACCTATCACAAAAGGTGTCCAACTACTTGAGGATGCCAATACACTTATTGGTCACAACATCATTGGCTACGATCTTTGTGTTATCCGTAAGCTCTATCCTTGGTTTACCCCCAACGCTAGGATTATTGATACTCTGGTTCTCAGTCGTATTTATCACGCTGATATGCTGAAGACAGACCAGAAGCGTAAGTGGAAGAATATGCCACCACGGCTTCAAGGCCGACATTCACTGGAGTCTTATGGTTATAGGCTCGGCGTATACAAAGGTGAGTTCGGTAAGGATACTGACTGGAAGAACTGGTCACAAGAAATGCAGGATTACTGCATACAAGACGTAAAAGTAACACAGAAGTTATGGCAACATTTCCGTCCATACCTGACTTCATCCAACTAGAACATGACGTTGCAACCATCCTCACAGAACAAGAGATACATGGGTGGTACTTTGATGAAAGAGCTGCATGGGAACTTGAATCGTCTCTCAGACGAGAGCTTGAAACACTTACTCAGCTACTACGCAACAGGTACCCTCTCATTAAAGATCGAGAGTTTACTCCTAAAAGAGTTAACCGAACAACGGGATACGTCGCAGGCGCTCCTCTCACTAAACTGAAGGAGTTCAACCCTGGTAGTCGTGATCACATTGCATGGGTCATGAAGAACCACCATGGTTGGGTGCCAGATAAAGAGACAGCTAGTGGCAAGACTGCCATTGACGAGACTGTACTCAAGGATATAGGAACCGAAGAAGCTCTTCAATTCTTGCGTTGCCTTGAGTTAACCAAAAGCCTCGGTATGTTGTCTGAAGGCAACAACGCCTGGTTGAAGTTAGTCAAAAACAATCGAATACACCATCACTGTTCAGTCAGTACGAACACGCACCGATGTGCTCACCGTAATCCAAACCTTGCGCAGGTCCCGAGTGACTTATCATTCAGAAAACTCTTTACCGCGTCGCCTTCCATGGTTATGGTCGGTGCTGACTTAGCTGGTATTGAGTTGCGGATGTTGGCTCACTATTTAGCTAGGTACGATGGCGGCAGGTATGGAGACGTACTTCTTAATGGAGACATTCACCAAGAAAACGCCGACAAGATAGGTATATCACGCCGATTAGTTAAGACTGTAACTTACGCCTTTCTCTACGGAGCAGGCGACCAAAAGATAGGACTTAGTTATGACCAAAGCCTTTCCCCGAACAAGGCAAAAGAAAAGGGGGCTGAAATCCGAAGTGCTTATGTTGCTGCCATTGACGGCTTGGATAGTCTTCTTACCGCTGTTCGTTCAGCGGGTGAGCGAGGCTTTATCAAGTCGATAGATGGTCGAAAGATCACAGTAGATAGCCCCCACAAGGCACTAAACTACTTGCTCCAATCAGGGGCTGGTGTTGTGGCTAAGCGATGGATGGTCATTGCTAATCAAAACTTCCCGACCATAGACAACGACTATCTCTTTCACACTCATCAACTTGCATTCATCCACGACGAACTACAGTGGGAATGCCTGCCAACTTATGCAGAAGATCTCAAGAACCATCTTGAGTTATGCGCTGCACTAGCTGGCGAATACTACAACCTCCGAATCCCCATTGCTGCTGAGGGGAAAATCGGCTCCACCTGGGCAGATGTACACTAATGGCTACTAAATCAAAGACAAACCTTGGCCGTAAAGAGTTTCAATCACGCGCTAAGTTCAAACATACTCATCAAGGTAATGGAACTCGATCCCTGCCTAACCATGGTCGTAAACAACGGCGAGGTCAAGGTAAATGAAAACCACCGTTAACTTTACTTCCCACACAGATTGCTCCGGGCTCACCAACTATCCGGAATCTGGAACACAAACGATCAGCTTTAACGCTACCGATTGTAACATATATACCTATGTTGAGCAGTTTCGTTGCTTCTTGAGGGCTTGTGGGTTTAGTGAGAAGAACATCACTGACGCATTGGGTGAGTTCTGATGAGCCTTCTCATTGATGCTGATTATATCGTCTACAAATGTTGTGCTGCTTCCGAATCAGAGATTGATTGGGGTGATGATGTAATCACTGTTACCAGTCGCTTCTCTGAGGCATACGAGTATGTAGAACGGGAGCTTTATAACATTGCTAACGATCTGGGACATTTTGACGATTCTATTCTGTTTTTTTCTGATTCTATCAATTTCCGTAAATCTCTGTATCCAGACTATAAAGGACATCGAAACAGAAAGAAACCGTGCGGTTATAAAAGAGTCATCAACAAACTCAAAGAAGATTACACGGTTGTAGTTCTACCTACACTAGAAGCAGATGACGCCATAGGCATCTATGCCACCAAAGAGAAAGGTCATATTATCTGCTCACCAGATAAGGATATGAGACAGATCCCTGGTGACCTGTACGACCTGTCTGAAGGTGTGGTGACCATTACCCCAGAAGAGGGGCGTAGATGGCATCTAATACAGACTATGGCAGGCGATCAGACAGATGGCTATGCCGGTATTCCTGGTATTGGCGTTAAGAAAGCCGCAGACCTTCTTGATAAATATGGAGACACCTGGAAGACCGTTGTAGATGCTTTTGCTGATAAGGATCTCGATGAGTCAGTTGCACTACTCAATGCACGATTAGCAAAGATCCTTCAAGTAGAAGATTATGATTTCACCAATCAAACAGTCAGACCTTGGACCCCCTCCAGTAGTGACTGAATTAAAGATGGAGCAGAAATTTAAGCTCCGTCAGATTGAAGACGCACTGCGCCACCCGGAGTCACAGAAAGAGGACATCATTACTGTCTTCATGGCTCTACAACACCAATGTTTTGTTCTAAGTAACAACGTAGTCAATCTTGTATCTAAATGGCCAACAGCAACTCCTGTGGACCCGAGTATTACCGACGAGGCAATATTCAAGTTTGGGACTTCATCCGAGATCAAGGATTAAACTTTCATCTTGGCAACGCAATTAAATACATTTGCCGTGCCGGTTACAAAGGCATCGACGGCAAAAGCATGACAGACGCTTACATCAAAGATCTAACTAAAGCAATCCACTATCTTCAAAATGAGCTTGAGCAAGAAATCCTTCATCAGCGAACAGGCAAAGGAGTTCAGGGCTGGTTTCCAAGTGATGAACAGTACGACGCCAGCTTCACGGACTATGCAGCGGACTTTGATCGTTGAGGAGTTCAAAGAGTTCCTAGATGCTGAGAATCAACTAATCATGGGACTGACTATCAACGCTGCTGACTGCCTTAAAGAGTTAGCTGATCTAGTTTATGTCTGCTATCAATACGCAGAGAACCTTAAGTGGGATCTAGATGAAGCATTGAATCGTGTTCATCAAAGCAACATGAGTAAACTTGATGAAAACGGTCAACCTATTCGACGTGGGGATGGTAAGATCCTCAAGGGACCTAACTACCAAGAACCTAAACTCACTGATCTTGTCTAATAATGTCTAATACCACCAAAGAACTTATCGCACGTACTGGCCGTGTACAGAGTTGGATTGATGATCCAACATCCCGTCTTCCCGTCAGTTGTACTGTCTTCGTTGTCGAAGACTCCATCGAGGGACCTAATGGCATCGAAGCATCATGGCGTTTTGTTTCACACGCTCTACGCTACGGAGCTGGCGTGGCTGTCCATCTATCCAAACTCCGACCCAAAGGCTCTGAAAACAGCAAAGGACTTGTGGCTAGCGGCCCAGTATCCTTTGGAAAGATCTACTCAACCCTTAACGAAATCCTGAGGCGTGGTGGTGTTTATAAAAATGGGGCTGTGGTTCTACATCTGGATCTCAACCATCCTGATGTGCTTGAGTTTATTACTGCTGACCGTGCTGACCTACCTTGGGTTAAGCGTTGCGTCAACATCAATAAACATTGGTGGAATGTCACTACTCAAGAAATACGAGAAGCACTCCTCCAAGGTATCCGTAAGGGAGACATCTGGCTGAACAAAACTAAGGTTGACAAAAATGGAAATCGAATCCGGGGTAACGTATGCCTGGAAGTCTATCTCCCAAGCCGGGGCACCTGTCTACTTCAACATGTCAACCTCGGCGGATGTGAACTCCATGACATTCAAAGTGCATTTGTCCACGGAATGTCCCAATTGTGCTCACTTCACGGCAAAACAAATGTTGGAGAAAGCGGAGAATACCTCCCTTCAGAGACAGATCGCCAAGTCGGTCTCGGAATGCTGGGACTTGCCAACCTTCTAGCACGTTGTGGTGTCACTTACAAACAATTCGGTGAGGCACTGGATGATATTCTGAACTATCGGATGGCTCAGACTCCTGCCCACATTCTTGCAGCTGAGATCAACGCAGGTATCCAAGCAGCAGCGCATACAGCACGTCTCAACAACATGGATCGTGCCTTTGCTATTGCCCCTACAGCAAGCTGCAGCTACCGCTATAAGGATCTGAATGGGTATACTACTTGCCCTGAGATCGCTCCTCCTATTGCCCGCCAAGTTGACCGTGACAGTGGTACATTTGGTGTCCAGAGCTTTGATTACGGTCCTGTTGAGATCGCATCTGAAGTTGGCTGGGAAGACTACAAGCGTGTAGCAGATGGCATTGTATCTCTGCTCGATAAGACGGGACTTCTTCATGGATACTCTTTTAACTCGTGGAGTGATGTGATCACTTACGATGAAGCATTCATTGAAGAGTGGCTGGATAGCCCCCAAACTTCTCTTTATTACTCCCTTCAGGTAATGGGTGATGTTCAGGACAAATCCAGCGCATATGCAGCATTGGATGAAACTGAAGTCGATGATTACCTGGAGTCTATTCTAAACGACCCTGCTCCTGATTGTAATTGCGGCGAATGAACCCCTACGAAAAACTACAAAGTCGAAAAAGGAAGTGGTCTCCTGTACAGACCACAGCTGGCAAGCTTGCTGAGGGTGCGGAAGAAACTATCTTTCGTGCTCTTGCTATGCGTCATATGGAACTACCTGTAGGTGACTTTATTGAAGCATCGCTTTCTGAAATTCCAGTACTATCGCAAGACCTACTCCGATCTAATATCAAAGACGAAGAAAACCACGACTTGGCTCTCGGTTACATCGCCAATGCTCTCGGTGTTGATCCTAAAGCTGAAGCGGAAGCCAAGCGAATCAGAGAAGCGTGGATTGCGCATCCTGATCACACGGTCCTCAAAGCACTGGTTGCCGAACGTGCGCTTTTCTTCGTTCTACTCCCGTTCTTTCGATTTAATGGTGATGCTGGTCTCAGGACCGTATCCGCTGACATCAGCCGAGATGAGCAAGTCCATGTGGCTGCCAACTCTCTTGTCTGCAGGGAACTTGGATATGAACCATCTCCATCTCTCGACAAGCTCAGGAAAGCGACGATCAATTGGGTTATGACGCCTTTGAAATCGTCCACTAACAAATATCTGGACAAAAAATTTTGGCTGGATGCAAGTGATCGCCTGATGTACGAAGGTAAGGCTCCTGAACTTTCTGACACGAAACGAGCACGTATGCCTGCCTTCTTTGAACATGCAAACCCCAATCTCCCTCAATACGCTTGAGACATCTGGCCTTCAACTGAGGGCCATCCTTAATGAACTTGAGGAGAACTTTCCGCCAACTAATCCCCACCCGGATGACTCACACTCATTAATTATGTATCGCTCTGGCCAGCGATCCGTAGTAGAGTGGATTAACTATCGTTTATCCGACGACTATAATGGCTAAATCTAAATCACCGTTTTCTATTGAAAACCTAACAAAGCGGCCTCTTGCTCCCTCTTTAATTTCCACCCCAAGAAAGAAAAATACTTTTGGTGACTCGCTTCTGTCAGCACTGCAAGCACTGAAGGTACAACCACAAGCGGCTAGTCTCCCAACGTTTAAGCTTGACAAGCCAACCAAACCCCTCACCACTGCTACTGCTAAACCAGTAGCGCCAACGTATCTAGACACAGGTGACACATCTGCAATAGACTCTACAGGCTCATCCATCACTGACCCTACTGTTACTGCTCAGCTTCCTACTGTTGTTGAAGATGTAGGGGCCACTGCTACTGGGTTTAGGACTAAAAAATCAAGCCGTAAAATGGCTAAAAGTGGTGCTCAGGGATATGGGTCAATGAAAATCAGTACAAATACTCCATTCGCTAGTACTATTAATCTTGGATAATTAAATGACCGCAAAAACAAGATACGATTATCTAACTAAATATCGTACTTCGTTTCTAGACACAGCCGTTCAGTGCTCTAAGCTTACGCTCCCTACACTTCTTCATGATGATGATGACATTGGGCGTAGCGTACGGGCAAGGTTGATTACACCATGGCAGTCAGTCGGTGCCAAAGGAGTTGTTACACTTGCATCAAAATTGATGCTTGCTCTTCTACCTCCACAAACCAGCTTCTTTAAGCTACAAATCGACGACTCAAAAGTAGGTGTAGATCTTCCGCCTGAAGCACGTTCTGATCTTGACCTTTCATTTGCAAAGCTTGAAAGATCAGTAATGGAAATTATTGCAGCATCCAGTGATCGCGTTACCGTACACCAAGCTCTTAAGCATCTGGTAGTAGGTGGTAATGCTTTGATCTACATGGGACCTAAGGGTTTGAAGCTGTATCCATTGAATAGGTATGTCGTAGATCGAGATGGTAACGGTGAGGTGCTAGAAATCGTAACCAAAGAACGGATTAGTCGAAAACTTCTATCTCCAGTAATTAACAACATCCAACCTGTTAATTCTCCAGGAGAAGATGGATCTGATAGTGAAGAAGATGTAGATGTGTACACACATGTGCGTCGTGACAACAATAGATTCATTTGGCACCAAGAAGTATTCGATAAAATCATTCCAGGTTCTCAAGGTAAGGCACCACTGGATGCAAACCCTTGGTTAACCTTGAGGTTTAATGTTGTAGATGGTGAGCCTTATGGCCGTGGTAGAGTAGAAGAGTTCCTAGGAGATCTGCGTTCTCTGGAAGCTCTAATGCAAGCGCTCGTAGAGGGCTCTGCAGTCGCTGCTAAGGTCATCTTCACTGTCTCTCCTAGCTCTACTACCAAGCCCCAATCCCTCGCTGCTGCGGGGAACGGAGCCATCATTCAGGGCCGTCCTGATGACATCGCTGCTATCACTGTTGGTAAAACAGCAGACTTCCGTACTGCTATGGAAATGGCTAGCGTACTAGAACGGCGTTTGAGTGAAGCATTCCTTATTCTTAATGTTCGAGATAGTGAGCGTACTACTGCTGAAGAAGTACGTATGACTCAAATGGAACTAGAACAACAATTAGGTGGATTGTTTTCCCTATTGACTGTTGAGTTCCTTGTACCTTATCTAAACCGCAAGCTGTCGGTTCTTCAAAAGACAGCAGAAATCCCGAGGATTCCAAAGGACTTGGTACGGCCAACGATTGTTGCTGGTATCAACGCATTGGGCAGAGGACAAGACAGAGAATCTCTTGCTCAGTTCTTTACTGTTATTGCTCAGACACTTGGCCCAGAGGCTGTCAATACTTTCCTCAACCTTGACGAAGCTATCAAACGTCTAGCTGCTGCTCAAGGTATTGATGTACTGAACCTTGTTAAATCGATGGCTGAAGTACAGCAACAACGTCAGGATGGTATGCAGCAAGCTCAACAGATGGAACTGGTTAAGCAGACAGCTGCTCTTGCTAATACTCCACTCCTTGATCCCGAAAAGAATCCTGAAGCTCTTAACCAAATTTATGGACAAAGCAACCCCAACCAAACCCCAGAGGTCGAAGCAGCCACCGCTCCCCCCAGTATCACCGCCTAGCCCTGAAGAAGTATCTACTGATACTCCGTACATGCGACGTTCCAAAATTGGTGAACCAACGATCGGTCGTCCACCCGATTATGTCAAGACTGTCGGTCTTGGTAATCTAACCGTAGTTACTGCAAATGGCAAACGAAATTACTCTTAATCCCTACGAACAAGTTGAAGGAGAACTGACTGCAGATGAACAAGAATCTCTAGAAATTGGAGAACGTCTTGCTCAGGAACAGAATCAACTCCTGGCTGGTAAATACCGTTCAGCTGAAGAACTTGAACGTGGCTACCTTGAGCTGCAAAAGAAACTAAGTGGAAAGGAAGAGGCTCAGCAAGAAGAGCCTCAAGAGGATGTAGACTCTACACCAGAAGAACCTGAACAGGTTAACCTGTATGAACAGATTATGGATTCTTACCGACAAGGTGAGTGGGATCAAGATCTAGTTAAACAGGTAGAAGGTATGGACCCTGTAGATGTTGTTAATTTGTTTCTAGAAAACCAACAACAGCAACAGGATACAACCGCTGTTCAAGCTACCCCAGATGATGTTGAACAAATTCAAGCATCAATTGGTGGTGAGGCAGAGTACAACAACATGCTTCAATGGGCAAGTAGTAATCTTTCCCAACAGGAGATTGAGATGTACGATACTGTGATGGATCGTGGTGATCCCCTTGCTATGTTCTTCGCAGCTCAGGCACTTAATTTTCGTTATAAAGATGCCGAAGGTTATGATGGTAGGTTGCTGACTGGCAACGCACCTAAAACTAGTGCTGATGTATTCCGCTCTCAAGCAGAACTTGTTGCTGCTATGAGTGACCCACGTTACGATAAGGATCCTGCGTATCGTGCTGATATTGCAGACAAACTAGAACGATCCAACATTCAATTCTGACCCACCTAATGAACGATACCAACATCTTCGCTAAAGAACCCACCATGTACACTGATAAAGACTACACCGTACCTCATAACGAACGTGCTGAACTACTCAATGGTCGCCTTGCTATGCTTGGTTTCGTGGCTGCTGTTGGCGCTTATCTAGTGACTGGTCAAATCATCCCTGGAGTACTCTGATGCCCCTTAAGAAAGGGTCTTCTGATAAGACTGTATCAGCCAACATTCGCAAGATGAAGGCAGAAGGTTATCCTCAGAAGCAAGCAGTTGCTGCAGCACTTAGCAGCGCTGGTAAATCTAAATCAAAAAAGAAAAAGTAATGTCTTGCGGTAAGAAGGGCCATAAAGGAAATGGCACAAAGAAAAAGTAACGTCAGTCTAAAGATTGGCGTACACAAATCACGTACTGGCGGCCTAACGGCTGCTGGTCGTGCTAAATACAACCGAGAGACTGGCTCTAACCTGAAGGCTCCACAGCCTGAAGGAGGGCCACGTAAGCGTTCCTTCTGTGCTCGTATGGGTGGTGTGAAGGGACCAATGAAAGACGAGAAGGGCAGACCTACTCGCAAAGCACTGGCCCTCCGTAAATGGAAATGTTAAATGGCTAAGCCTGGTTTGTACGCTAACATTCATGCTAAACGTATGCGTATTGCAGCTGGCTCTAATGAGAAGATGAGGAAGCCTGGTACTCCAGGTGCACCTACCGCTGCTCAGTTTAAGAAAGCAGCTAAAACAGCTAAGAAAAAATAGGAGAACATCTCATGCCTAAAGTCGGAAACAAAGAGTATCCCTATACTCCTGCTGGTAAAGCTGCAGCTAAGAAAGCTGCTTCTAAAACCGGTAAGCCCGTTAAAATGAAGCCTTCAACCAAGAAGGGTTATTGATCGATAGAGGCTCAGCCCCTAGCGAGTAGTGCCGAGCCTTAATGAGTAGACGGAAATAAGAATGTCCTTCGCTATCTTATTATGATTCCTCTTCTAACTACTCTGTCGGTGATCTCTAGTTGGTATGGGCCTGGCTTCCATGGCAACCTAACAGCTAGTGGTTCTCGATACAATCAACACGGCCTTACTGCAGCGCACAAGACACTCCCATTTGGTACTAAACTTCGTGTTTGTTTCAAAAGGTGTGCCGTTGTTCGGGTCAATGATCGAGGTCCCTATGTTCATGGTAGGGAATTAGATCTCAGTAAAGGTGCGGCTGATGCTATCGGTCTCACTGCCTCTGGAGTTGGACGAGTTAAATTAACACGTCTTAATTAACTTCAACTATGACTGCTATTCTTGCAGCCCCAAAGTCCCAGCGTAATACCTGGGACTCTTTTTGTAGCTGGGTAACCAGCACTGATAACCGTCTATATGTTGGCTGGTTTGGTACACTGATGATTCCGTGTCTCCTCGCGGCCACCATTTGCTTCATCATTGCATTCATTGCGGCTCCCCCTGTCGATATTGATGGCATCCGTGAGCCCGTAGCTGGGAGTCTTCTTTATGGAAACAACATCATATCGGGAGCCGTCGTTCCGAGCAGCAATGCCATCGGACTACACTTCTACCCAATTTGGGAAGCTAATTCACTTGATGAATGGCTCTACAACGGGGGTCCGTTCCAACTTACAGTGTTCCACTTCCTCATTGGCATCTATGCTTACATGGGACGAGAGTGGGAACTTAGCTATCGACTAGGGATGAGGCCCTGGATCTTTGTCGCATACTCAGCTCCTGTCGCGGCAGCTACCGCAGTCTTCCTCGTTTATCCGTTTGGTCAAGGTAGTTTCTCCGATGCTATGCCTTTGGGTATTTCGGGGACCTTCAACTACATGTTGGTTTTCCAGGCCGAACATAACATTCTCATGCACCCCTTCCACATGCTTGGGGTTGCTGGTGTGTTCGGTGGGTCGCTATTCAGTGCAATGCACGGCTCGCTGGTTACCTCTTCGCTTGTTCGTGAAACGACTGAGCAAGAGTCTCAGAACTATGGCTACAAGTTTGGCCAAGAGGAGGAGACTTATAACATTGTCGCTGCTCACGGTTATTTTGGTCGGCTCATCTTCCAGTACGCTTCCTTTAATAACAGCCGTAGTCTTCACTTCTTCCTCGCTGCTTGGCCTGTGGTTGGTATTTGGTTTGCTGCACTTGGTGTAAGCACCATGGCATTCAACCTTAACGGTTTTAATTTTAATCAATCTCTTCTTGATAACAATGGTAGGGTGGTTAATACTTGGGCTGATATACTTAATCGAGCTAACCTTGGTTTTGAGGTAATGCACGAACGTAATGCCCACAACTTCCCTCTTGACTTGGCTACACATCAAACTCCTATTATTGGGTAATTATGGCTCGCGCTAATCCGTTTGATCCTAAAGTCTCTTCAGTCTCCAGTGTTCAATATGTGACCTTTACTAGCACATCACCTGCGTTTATCACTGCTTACGGTGAAACAGAACAGACTCTAACTGAAATGAGTCCTAAGGGTGTCAAGGCACAAGCTAATACTTTGAGTGCTTGGCCTTGAGTATGAAGCAACTTAAAGATCAAAAGAAAAATAAAAACAACCTCAAGATTGCACAAGGTAAGAGCTTTGACCTGAATCAACCATACATTCCTGGTGGACAGAGTTATGAAGGTATTCCTAATGCAAGTCCTGAGATGCTGCGTAAATTGCAGCAACGCAAACTCAAGAATAAAGGTGGTCAAGAGCTGCCTGGTTTCTTGAGGGGAGCTTAAAGTGTTTGGGCATCAGAATTTATTTCTGCTCTGCCCACCATCCAACTACTTTGTTTTATGCCTAACATTGCAACTGGTCGGTATTCAAGCCGACAAATGGAAACGGGTCTTAGTGTACCCGAACATGATTACATCAGCATTACCAATGATGCCAACGGTAACCCTACAACTGTTGTCTATCGTGCTGGTGGATCTAGCGGCCAAATTGTTTCTACCGTCAACATGAGTTATGATGGTAATGGCTACCTCGTTAGTGTTACCAGAATCTCGTAATGTTCCGCCTCAATCCGATCACTGGTGTACTTGCCTTTGTTCCTGAGTATGCTCCGCCTGGCCCTCAAGGAGAAGCTGGAGAGCCTGGAGAACCGGGATTAGATGGTGAGACAGGCCCTCAAGGTGAGACAGGCCCTCAAGGCCCACCTGGACCCAAAGGAGAGCCTGGTGCTCCTGGTAAAGATGGGGCAGATGGCCTTGGTATTCTGAGTGGTGTTAATCCTCCATCTCCGTTTATTGGAGAGACTGGACAATTCTATATTGATTACCATAGTTGGTTAATCTACGGACCTAAGTCCGCTGATGGTTGGCCGCAAGGTGTATCATTGATAGGTCCTCAAGGTCGTCCTGGACAAGATGGTTTGGATGGTTTAGATGGTGAGCCTGGTCCTCAAGGGGAACGTGGTCTGCCTGGTCCTCAAGGTCCCGTTGGTCCTCAAGGGAAACCCGGTTTACCTGGACCGCCTGGACCATCAGGAAGAGTTCAATATGTAGGGGATTCTAATCAACCTCAGAAAGGTTGGGTATCTGGTGGAATTACAGTTCAACATAACTAAAAACAATGCCATATAAACTTAATCCATTTACAAATAATTTTGATCAAGTAAATACTGGCATTCCAGGCCCAACAGGTCCCCAAGGTCCTGCAGGCCCAACAGGTGCTACTGGAGCTACAGGTGCTACTGGTCCTGCAGGTGTGGTTGCTGCAACAGCACCAATCTCCTATGACAGCGGCACACAGACAGTTAGTACAAGCATGGCTACTAACCGTCTACTTGGTAGAAGTACTGCTGGTACGGGTGTTGCAGAAGAAATTAGTGTGGGCACTGGTCTATCTCTAAGTGGAGGTACACTAAGTAACACACAATCAGGTACAGATCTCTCCTATACTGCTAGTAGTAGGCTGCTTGAATCAAGCACTGGTAATGATGTTACCTTGCCTTTGTTTACTAGTTCTCTAGCTGGTTTAACTCCTTCTTCTGGTGGTGGTACTAGTAACTTCTTAAGGGCTGATGGTACATGGGCTGCTCCGCCTAGTAGCGGTTTTACTGGTGGAACGCTGACAAGCAACCTGACGCTTGCGGCTGGCACCACTTCGTTGTCACCGCTGACCATGCAGTCAGGCACCAACCTGACGACAGCAACGGCTGGCGCAGTCGAATACGACGGCAACGTTATCTACACAACGCCTAGCGCCACAGCTGGCCGAGGGTTTTCCCCTTCTGTTTTGACCTACAGGCTAAATAGTGCATTAGCCGGTGGCACTGGCACATCAGCCCAAAGCGTTTTTGGAAAAGGCGTCACCGTAGCTGGATCTACGGTTTATTTGTTTGAGGCTGTGTATAGATTTTCCAGAGCTTCCGGGACTACTTCTCATAGCTTTGGTATTTCATTTGGCGGGACAGCTACGCTCAACAATATTGCCTACCAGTACCTACGTGTTGGTGTAGATACAAGCAGCACAACTATTGGCACTCCATCGCTAGGGTATCGAGTAGTGGCTACCAATATAAATATTCTTAGTGCTATTACAACTGCAGCTTATAGTATTTCTGTGCAGATTGTGGGATCTTTTAGCGTCAACGCAAGTGGTACTTTTATCCCTCAGTACACTCTTTCTGCCAACCCTGGGGCAGCGTACTCAACGGAAACTGGAAGCTACATCAAAATATATCCAGTTGGAGCCTCTGGCGCTGACACCTCAATCGGTGCTTGGGCATAGTATTCAATACTTGGAACAGGGCACCTCAGAGTCGGACCCTGTTCTTCTCGGCTATCGGCCCGTACGCGGATACCCAATAGCCATAGACGGTCTGGAGAGACAGACAAAAAAACAAACAAAAATTCTAAGCGCTTAGAGAGACAACAACAACTACAACTCTCTCTTTTCTTACTGTGGCTAACACTCTTGTTACTCCTTCAGGTCGGATTAATAATACTAGTTCGACCCCTCTTGCGCTTGGTACTGCCTATGATACCAAGTACGCAACTTATCTGAAACTGTTTTCTGGCGAAATGTTCAAGGCCTATGAAGGGGCCACTATCGCCAAAGGAACTGTGCAAAGCCGTACGCTGACTAATGGTAAGGCTATGCAGTTCATCTTCACTGGCCGTATGGAGGCTGCATACCACGAGCCCGGAACTCCTATCCTGGGTACTGGTGATCCTCCGGTGGCAGAGAAGACCATCGTCTGTGACGACCTGCTGATCAGCTCGGCATTCGTCTATGACCTTGATGAGACTCTTGCTCACTACTCGCTGCGTTCGGAGATTGCCAAGAAGATTGGTTATGCTCTGGCTGAAGCATATGACAAGAAGATCTTCCGTCAGATCGCTAAAGCTGCTCGTGAAGCTCACCCCATCACTGCTGCCCCTGGCCCTGAGCCCGGCGGTTCGGTGATCCAACTGGGTGCCAACAAAGAGTATGATGCTCAAGCCCTGGTGGATGCTTTCTTTGAAGCTGCCAGCATCATGGATGAGAAGAACCTTCCTAAGCAAGGTCGCACCGCTGTGCTGTCTCCTCGTCAGTACTATGCTCTCATCTCTCAAGTTGATAGCAACATCCTCAACCGTGACTATGGTAATGCCCAAGGCAACCTGAATAGCGGTGAAGGTCTCTATGAGATCGCTGGTATCTCTATCAAGCGTTCCAACAACCTGCCCTTCCTGGCTGGTAACGTCTCTTCCGTCAACGGTGAGAACAACGATTACTCTGGTAACTTCAGCACCCACTGCGGTCTGATCTACTACAAGGATGCTGCTGGTGTTGTGGAAGCTATTGCTCCCTCCGTGCAAACCACCTCTGGTGATGTGTCGGTGATGTACCAAGGTGACCTGATCGTTGGTCGTCTTGCTATGGGCTGCGGTACTCTGAACCCCGCTGCTGCTATTGAGCTGCAGTCGGCTCGCTCCTGATAAGGAGGGAGTATAATGGGATTCGCCCCTGTTGATGGTGTAGGCGTCACTAATAGTGAAACCTCCTACATGCGTCCTCCTATTGAGCCTGGTCGTGAAGGTGGTACGGTTGTTACCGTGACTCGCCTCACTGCTGGTACTGGCCAAACTGCTGGCACTAAGGCTACTACTGTTGATAACATCAATGGTAGTGGCTGCACTCTTACTACTACTGTCACCGATGGAGCAGTAACTGGTCAGACTGTTGCTGCTGGTGGTGATGGTTACCGGGTTGGTGATGTACTGTCGGTTGCTGGTACAACTGCTGCCACCTTCCGTGTTGATACTGTTTCTTATACCAACTGAGGTAATTAAAAATGGCTAATGCTGCTGTTGCTGCTGGTGGCAACGGTGTGGCTGGCAATGTAAACTTTGCTACTCGCACCGTCACTGGCGCTTACGCTTCTACTTATTCGGATAACGGCAACCTGGCTGTCTCTGACAACCACGCTGTACGTCGTTCCGTTTCCCGTACCAACGGTACTAGCACCGCTTCTGGTGTGTTCTCTGAAACTCAGTGCTTGCGTTTCGCATACACTGGTGTTGAAGCTGATAGCCCTGCGCTTGACGCCTCACGTACCGCTGTGTAATTTATTTGGGGGATCTTTCGGGGTCCCCCTTTTTTTATTTTATTTGAGAATGGTTTTTATTTCCATCTAAACTATGGCTGAACCCTATACGACCACACAACTAGCTGCTGTTAACGAAATTCTGGGGTCTATAGGACAAGCCCCAGTTACTGTGCTTGATCAAACCAACCCTGAAGTTGCTTTTGCTTTTAACACCCTAATGGACATTAGCAGAGAGGTTCAAGCAGAAGGTTGGTCATTTAATCGAGAATATGAATATCCTGTTACTCCTGATACATCTGGTAATATAACTATCCCTAACAATGTTCTCCAGATGGATCTTAGTAGGTCCTACTACAATACACAGTACGATACTGTTATTCGTGATGGTAAGTTGTATGATAGATTGAACCATACATTTACTTGGGATACGACAGTAACATATAAAGTTGACATCTTGTGGATGTTTGACTTTGACGATCTACCACAACCTTTCAGGGACTACATTGCTGCCAAAGCTGCTACTAGAGCTGCTACTCGATTGGTTGGTGATGTAAATCTAGCACAAGTACTCATAGCTCAAGAGGCTTGGAGGCGTTCAGTCTGTTTAGAATATGAATGCAATCAGGGCAATTACACCATGTTTGGTTTTGCCAAAGGAAATGATTACTACAATAGTTACGAACCATTTAAGGCACTTGTACGATGACAGCAGTTTCTCAAAGAGTATCTAACTTTATTGGAGGTGTTTCGCAGCAAGCTGATGAGAAGATCCTGCCAGGGCAAGTTAAGGATGCTTTGAACTGTTATCCAGACCCTACCTTGGGTATGATCAAACGTCCTGGTGGTAAATTTACTTCTCAACTACAACCAACTCTGTCTTCTTTGGCTGCTGGTTCCTTAGATAATAATGCAATCTTTACTATCTTTAGGGATGATCAAACTAAGTACCTTGCTACTGTCACTTCTGGTGGGGTAATCAGGGTTTGGGATCTGACAACAGGAGTTGAGAAGCTAGTTACACAGAGTGGTATTTCAGCTTACCTCACAGCAACTGATTACAGAAACCTCAAAGCACTGACTGTTAATGACTTTACTTATATCGTTAACAGTGAAAAAACAGTTGCTGCACTAACAGCCCCTTCATTTACTCCAAAGCGTCAAGCTGTTATCAGCCTGATGCAACTAGAGCATAATACAAAGTACATCGTTACTATCAATAGGACTAACTATACTTACACTACGCCTACTGCTGGTGGTGGTAGTGCGTTGACTGTTGCTGATGTAATGAAAGGGATTTCCAATGCTATTGGATTCCCAACAGGTCTTGGCCTCACAAAGACTATCATTGACGGTGTGTTGGTTTTGACTAGCACTGTTGATATAGTAGTATCAGTTTCAGGTGGTGATGCAGGTACTGACGGTAAGTACATCAGGGTTTTTAATAACTCAGTTGATTCCATTACTAAACTACCGGAGCAATGCGCCAATAATTTGGTCGTTAAAATTGCTAACACTTCTGGTGCTGCAGATGATTACTACGTTAAATTTGTAGGAACCAATACTGGTATCAGCGGAACTTACAGCCAAACAGGTACTACTGTAACCGTAACCACTACAGTTGATCACGGCTTTAGTACCAACGATCTAGCCAATGTGGCTTTCTCCACAGGTGCAGGTGTTAATGGTTCATACACTGTTACTGTCACCAGTGCTACAGTCTTTACTTACACATCAGGTACTAGCCAAACAACTAGTGGTAACGTCTCTGTTAGCGGTGCATTGAATCCAGGTTACTGGGAAGAAACTATTGCTCCTGATGTAAGCACAGGATTAGATAGCACAACCATGCCTATTGTACTGATTAGGCTGGCTAATGGTAACTTCCAAGCTGCACCATTGAACGGTACTTTAACTGTTAATAATCTAGCTCTTACTTGGGAACCTCGCCTTGTTGGTGATGATGACAGCAACAGTCACCCTAGCTTTGTAGGTAGTACCATTCAAGATATTTTCCTATTTGCTAACCGATTAGGGTTCCTTACGGAAGATAACATTTCAATGTCTCAAGCTGGGGATTACTATAATTTTTATAGTAAATCTGCTTTGACTCAAGTTGCATCTGATCCAATTGATCTGAGTGTGTCTAGTATCAAACCGGCTGTTGTACATTCTGTGATTCCTAGTCCGCAAGGATTGCTTCTGTTTAGTGCTAACCAACAGTTTTTGATGGAAGCAGAGAATGGTGCTTGGACGCCTTCAACAGTAACCATCCGTACTATCTCGAATTATGAATCTGACAAATATGTAAAACCAGTTGACCTTGGTGCTACAACTATGTTTGTCAGTAAGAATCCAAGTTGGGCACGTACGTTTGAAATAGCACCTCGTGGTCAACGTGAAGCGCCAAGTGTATTTGAATCAACAAGAGCAGTACCGGAGTGGATTCCACAATCGATCTCTATGGCCTCTGGAAGCTCCCAGAACGGCCTTTGGGTTGGTTCTGGTAGAACTAGTCCAACGATCTATTTGTACAGGTACTATGACGAAGGAAACGAGCGTAAACTATCATCTTGGATACGCTGGACTCTACCATCAAATGTACTGCATACAGCCATCCAAAGTGATACACTTTTCATCGTAACAACAGGTACAGAGGGGTATACGGTACTAGCACATAACTTGGTTCTATCTCCTACAACTGGTGGATTGATTAATGCATTAGGTAATGCAGTTGATCCTCACCTTGATGCTTGGTTCCGAATTACATCCACTCCTACATACGCTAATGGTGTAACTAAAGTCTACCTACCTACTCACTTTAATACCAGTAAAACATTGCAGTATGTTGTTGGTACACCTATAAGCGGTGCAAACACATACTCTGGTTATAATAATACTATTACTGTATTGTCTGATGGTGGTGGTAGTTATTTTAACATTCCAGGTAATGTTACTGCTAATTATATCTTTGTAGGATATGAGTACCAGATGGAAATTATTCTTCCTAGGTATAACTATTCAGCAGGTGATCAAGGTTATGACTTTACTGGTAATACCAGAACTGCTCGGATGAAATTCTACACAGGACTTGGTGGTACTGTTGGGTTCAGTATTACAGATAATACTAGAGCTGCTTGGACTAATATCCCTAGCGTTCGTTTAGCAGATTTCTATAAAGCTGATACTTCTCCTTTCACTACATCCTATGTCTACAATGTGCCAATCTATCAAAGGCCTGACAACTACGTTATGAAAGTACTGTCAAATAACCCATTCCCTGTTAGCCTTGTTGCTATGCAGTGGGAGGGACAGTATTCACCTGGATTCTATAGGAGGGCCTGATTATGCCATTTAACGTTATTGGTGCTGTCGTTGGAATTGGCAGCGCCATTATGGGGGGCATTTCGTCTTCCCAATCATCGAGTGCCCAAAAAAATGCAATAGAAAAACAGTACGAATACGATAAGGAAGTTTGGAAAGCTAATCAAGCTAAGATAACTCTTGATTACGACCAAGCTGTTAAAAACTTTAATGCTGGTGTACGCAACGAAGCGACCCTTGCTGCCTTTAAGGATAAGACTAATCTTGATGATTATCTTTATAAATTAAAGATTCAGAATTTTGAGTATCAGACGCAAATGCGTCAATACCGTAAATCTGAAGAGCTATATGGTCAGCAACTAACTTATAATTCCCTAGCCCAGCAAGCAGCTAATGAAGCTGAGTATCGCAGACTTCAAGATGCTACAAATGAAATTGCTTATCAGAATCAAGACATTATCATTAAAGCGCTAGATACTGAGGGAATTACAGCTGTCAAAGGTCAGCAAGGGAGAAGTGCTGAAAAAGGAGAGCAAGCACAATTAGCAGCACTTGGCCGTAACCAAGCTATTCTATTTGATTCCTTACTAAGTGCTAGGGGTGAAACAGAGGCTGCATTGAAAAAGATTGCTGCTGATAAATATGGAGCGGATCTTTCAGCGCAAGCGGCACGTATGCTACAACCTGAGCGTACTCCAGATGCGCCTAAACCTCTCAAAACACCTAAAGCTGTGATGGTTGCTCCTAGAAAGCCAACAGTTTATGATTTCGGTCCTGAACCAATCAAAGGTGCTATGTCCACTTCTAGCTTTAGTGGTTGGGCTAATGCACTTAGTGGTGTCGGTTCGAGTATTGCTGGATTGGCTAACGCCAAAGTTTTTGAACCACGCAGTAGTTCGCAACCATCATCACAACCTGCACCTGCACCCAAAAAATAACTTAAAGTAGTATTTAGTAATCTTTTTATCTAACTTAAATGGATCAAGTAAGCTACAGAGGGTACGCCCGTAGTATTGGTTTTGATCCTGTTAAAGCTCCCTACGGTGCGCTCGATCGTATGCAAGAGCGCGATAACCGTACCATACGTGGTATGGAAGAAAACCGTCGTGAGATTAAACAGGTAAGAGACGAGTATGGGGCTGGACTAGAACGTAAGTTCAGCCTTGAACAGCAAAACAGTCAACAGAATTATGCTTGGGAAACGAAACTCAGAGAGAATCGTCAACAAGCTGTACAAAAGAATGCTGAAATTTTAGTTCAAAATGAGCTAAATAAAGGCAAGAGGATTGTCGAAACTCTAGAAGGTCTATCTAAGTTTAGTACTACAATTTCAGAAACTCTTACTGAGTATAAGAAAGTTAAGGACGAACAGGATACGCTGAATGGTTACATGGAAGTTGCTTCCGGTGAGATTGATGCTGATCGTCTCCAACGGCAAGCGGCTGGTGAAACCGTTCTTCAAACTTCTGGTGAAGCCACTAATACAGTTGCAGGCGAACTACAACAACGCGGGGCCAGTCCTGATGTTGTTATGGGTCTCCTGACTGGTAATAAAGCTAGGGACTATGGACGCCTTAAAGCGTACATGGAAATGAGTATGGCTGAGTTTCCTGGTTATGCTCAAAGTAAGTTAGATGAGATGGGTGCGGTTACAGCTGCGGATCGTACTGCAGCTATGCCTACCTTGTTTGGTGACTTCCTAAAGGATCGTGGGTTATTTGGCTTGAAGGCTGACTTCATGGCCAAAGGTCTCATGCAAATGCGTGGAGCTTATAACTCATTAGTTGAAGACGCACGTAAGGCTGATGTTATTAACAACTCAGAAACTCTTCGTGATGAAGCTCTTACTAACCTGTCTCGTGCTAAGAATGGAGAAACACTAAATAACGCATTCCTTTCTTTATCTAGAACGTATCGAGCAGATGGCAAAACTCCAATTGGTAGAGCCGGTGCTAAGGAACTTATTTATAAAGAACTAGGTGACACTACTCGGTATTCAGATCAAGATGTTGAACGCATCCTATCTGAAGCCCAAACTGATCAAGGTCAAAGCTGGAAGGATCGCTTTCCTCGTGATTATGACGAACTAATCAATCTGCGTCGTCAAGATTCACAGAAAGAGTTTAGTCTCCTAGAAGCTGAAGAGCGTCAGAAGAATAAGGAAGCTGAGAAGCAGCTACTTGATTGGACAGCTAGTACTTGGAATGGTGATCAAAAAGTCCTGCAAGATGTTATTAAACAAGCAGAAACTCAAGGTATCCCTACCGATCGTCTGAAGTCTTATCTTGCTTTCAGTAACGAACAACGTAATGTTGACTTCTGGACTGAACAGTTTGATGCTGCCTATGAGCAAGGGACTCTTACTACTGAAGATGTTGATCAGCCTGGTGTACCTGCTACTGTTCGCCAGACATATCGTGCTCGTGCTCAGGAGTTAGAAAGAGCTAGAGCTACTGCAGGCATCAGTCAAGACGTACTTAAGAATGAGTTTACTGATGCTATTAAGAGCAATTTGATTGGTGACAGCACTAGTAAGACTGCTCACTTTAGTGCTAGGTCTGCTTCTGATTATGCTCTGCGTCTATACAACAGTAAGTTTAAGACTTATGCTAAGACGATGGAACCTGGGCAAGCATCTGAAAAAGCTCGTGGTGATGTGCTTAATGCTATCACAAAACGCACTGGTAAGTTCGCTGTAACAACCTCTTCAGCTGCAAAAGGCGCACAAGCTTTTTATGGTGCATTTACTCCTGGTGATCATTCTGGTGCCCCAAGGTATATTGATGCTATCAATGGAAAGGAGCTAATAAAACAGGTTAAAACTAATCCTAGTATGGTAAATAATACTGTTTTAGTTAGCCCAGCTTTGTTAGCTGATATAAACAATCGACTTGAAAATGGTCGCCCTATTTATATTCCTCAGTTGTTTAGTGATCTGGCTAAAGAAGCACAGAACATGACAGCTACTGATTTCCTTAATGCCCAACTTAAGGCAGCTGGACATAAAAATCAGGTACGCCCTGGATTCAAACAACAACTTCAAGATCAGCTAAATGACCCACGTCTGAAGGCTATCTTTGAGAATAATAAAATAACTCAAGATAACCTTAATACTGCTATCATTGGTTCTGGTAATGCACCTGCTACTGTGCGTACAGGCAATGCTGGTTACACTGATGTGATGTCTCTTGGCAATGCAGCTGGTTTTGCTTTCCCGCAAGTAATGGCTGCTATGTGGGCATTGGAAAGTGGATGGGGTAAGTACCATTCAGGTAAGAATAATGTCTTTAACATTAAGGCACGTCCTGGTCAAGGCACAATGAAGAATGGTTCCTATTGGAGGGACTATGCTTCGCCTTTGGAGTCTGCTAAGGATTTCATGAACCTGATGACTGATCCTCGCTATGCTCCTGGTCTAAAGGCTGCTAAGACACCACGCCAAGCTATTGAAGCTATTGCGGCTGGTGGTTATGCTGGTGGTGAAGCTGCGTATTCTGGTAAGATTGTCCGTATTATGCAGCAGATGGGTGTTAACGTTGATCAACCATTCACCAAGGCTAAAACACCTGGACGTAACACTGCATATATGCGTCCTACTCTTGCCTACATCACCAGTGATCTGGGTTCTCCTGGACAATCACACCTGGACATTAAACAACAGGATAACCCTAACACTCCACAAAACGAGTTTAGAATGAGGTTTGGTGAAAGGGATCTAGATCAGTATGTAACAGTACAAGACCCAGAGTTCGGCAATATACCTGTTGGTGAGCTTAGGAAGCGTCTTCCTGGGCGTGGTGACAGCTTTGATCAACACCTAGCTAGGGGTTCTCATGGTATTGACTACCCAACAGCTATGGGTAGCAAGGTATTTGTTCGCAATGGTGCTCGCGTTGTCTCTAATCGACAAACCCGTTGGGGTTCAATGGTAATTATTCAACTGCCGGATGGACGGCGTTTCAGTTTCTTGCATGGTAAATCCGTATGACACAAACCCCATTTTTTGATGAAGAAGGGCTGAAGCGTCTAGAGGCACAGTACGCAGAAGAGGAGAAGCAGTTACAAGAACAAGCTCCTGAGTACACACCACAGACAGCAGCTCAAACTACTTTTAAGGAACCAACAGCTGCACAGAATCAAGCTGCTGGTAATGTACAACCTGTAAAGTCACCTCAACAGCAAGCTGTACAACAACTTACTGGTGGTGGTAAACCTGAAGCTCAACAACCACTTAATCGTGGTAGTGGTTTTATTTATGGTAGTGGTGACCCTAACGCTACACTTGGTGAAGATGTAGGTAAGTATGCACAACGTACCCTTGAAGGTCTTGGTGCTGCTGGTATGGGTCTCATTGACTTTGGTATGGATGCCATTGGTCGTATCCCTGGTGCTGAGTGGATCGACGATGCTTGGGATAAACACACCAAATACCAGAACCCTGCCTTCGATAAGGCCCGTAAAGCGGCTTCCATTGTCCTTCCTAGTATTGCTGTAGGTGGGGCTGCTGCAACAGCTGGTAAGGCCGTACAGGCTGGTGCTGTGCTGCCTAGCTTAGCTGTTGGTGGTGCTGCCTCTACTGTTGGTAAGACTGTACAAGCAGGTGGTCTACTGCGTGGATTGACTACTCTTGGTGTTGCAGTTGGTGGTGATGTTGGCGTCAATGTTATTAGTGATCAATCTGAGGAAGAAACCATATCTACTGCTGTTAAAGAAGTAGCTCCGTGGCTTCCTGTTCCTGATGCACTTGTCACTAAAGACACTGATTCTCCTGAAGTACGTCGCCAACGTAATATCTATGAATCTGCTGGCTTGAGTGTTGTAGGTGATTTGATTGGTTATTCGTGGAATGCCGGTCGATCCGTGATGGATTGGTTCAAACCTAATGACAACACCGCTAAAGCTTATAAGGCTTCAGAGGCTATGGTTAATGCAGATGAAGCAACGTCCGTACGCATCTCTGAAATTAACACCCAAACTGAAGCACTTAAAGCTCAAGCAGATCAGTATTCCACACTGATTGCTCAAGATCCTGCTAATGCTTTTCAATATAGTGTTGATCTAGATAATATCAATAAGGCAATTAAGTCCCTTGAGGATGAATCAGTAACTCTAACTACTGAGTATCTTTCTACAGGTAAATCCAGTCTTACTGAGAATCCCCTGGATTCCTTTATTCAACGTCAACAGATCTCTAGGGATCTACAAATTGATGAAGTAGGTAAAGCACGTCTTTTTGATGATCCAGAAGGTGTTGCAGGTGTTGATGCATACATCAGTCCTAACATGTTCCCAGAGGGCTCTACAGCAGCCTTGAGCATTCCTCCAGGTAACATGGCTAGGAATATGGCTGATGTGGCTGCAATCAAGCTTGGAGGCGCTTCTGGAAGCCCTGCACCGATTATGTCTGAGCGGGCTTATATGGACCTGGCTAGGGGTAATCTTCAGTCACGAGACATTATCCTTGATATTGCAGAGGCTACTCGCTCTGCTGGTGATTTCGATGCTACTGTTAACGGATTCCGTTATACTAAAGCTCAAATGTCACAGGCAGCATTTGAGATCTACAAGGATATTATTGCTGCAGATACTGTAGATGATGTTAAGAAGCTGTTCCTTGACAATAGGGATGTAAAGACTATCCTTGATGGCCGTAAGATCTCATATGTTAATGACATTCAAGCTGAAGGTATCGCCTATGCAATGCGTGACCTAACTGATAAATACCTTGGTCGTGTTGCTACTGAGACCTCTGCACGAGCAATGGATACTGTTGGTCGTGAGATCTCTGATATTTCTGAAGGATTCAAAGCCCTTCCTGAAGCTGCTGATTATGATCGTTTCACTGAGATGATTGCTGATCGCATTGGCTTCCTGATGTCTGAGTATTCACTCAATAAGTACATTGCTGGTTGGGCACTTAAGAACCAAGACCGTTGGGCACAGATCGTCCAAAAGTCTGGTGATCCAGAGGCTAGCCTTAAGGAGCTTACGCAACAGTTTGATCTACGTATGCAAGATGCTACAAAGCGTGGTCAAAGTTATCGAGACATGATTGTGAAGGTTGCTCAGGAACGACCTGATGCAGCACAAGCTCTTATCGATGCGTTTGCTGTTACCAAAGGTGATGTAGATACTATTGATAAGTTGATGAAATGGAGCGCTCAACAACTGAGCCCCATGGGTCTACTTAAGGGTAGTAGTGATGGTCTCAATGCCTTTGCTCAAGGTGTATGGGCAGTCCGTTATAACAACGCTTTGTCAGGTCTTTCAGCTATTCGTGCTATTACAGCTAACGAAGTAAGCCTTCTTTTGCGTCCTATTAACTCAATTCTAGGTACAGGAGTTGGAATGTTTATGGGGCGTAATACTGTAGATGACCTTCAAAAGGCTATCTATACACATGGCTCTGTACTGGACGTAAAACGTAAAGCTCTTAAAGATTCCTGGGATACGTTCAAAGGTTTGTGGAATAACGGTAAGTGGGGCAATGATTTTAGTATGGATGCTAAGTCATTGGCTCGTGCTGACCTTGTTACCGACTACAACCCTTCTGTGTGGGATACCCTTGGTAACATGGAGAAGGTGTGGGAAAAGGAAGGTAACTTTGGTCGCCTCTATCAATATCGCTTTGCTCGTGCTCTCTATGACCTAGGTAACTGGCGTTGGTTTAAGTATGGCACCAATGCACTTATTAGTGCTGATGCTTACGTGCAAACCAATATTGCATCTCAGCTTGCTCGTTCACGAGCTTGGGAAGAAGTAGCTAGTATTGGTTATAAAGGTGAAGAGTTAGCAGAAAACATGAAGAAGGCTACCAAGATGGCCTATGATGAAATGTTTGACTCTGCTGGTAACTTGACTGATCAAGCAGCTCGCTATGCTACTGGAGAGATCGCTCTTAACTTTGATGATCACACGTCATCTTGGTTGAGTATGGGTATTAACAAACTGCCACTCATTAAACCATTCTTCATGTTCCCCAAGACTGGTGTTAATGGCGCTAAGATGGCTATGTCATATACGCCTCTTGCTACATTGCCTGGCACTTCTCGTTATGCTAAAGTTTTGTGGGCAGGAGATGATATTGATAAGATCAAAACTGCCTTGCTTGAGCACAACATCGATTATGATCTTGTACCTAATGGTATGGAGATCTTCAAAGGTCTTGAAGCTGAATATCGTGGCCGTGTAGCATTTGGTGGTCTTCTTGCTTCTAGCATAATGGGATATGCTATGGGTGGTAACATTCGTGGCAATGGTCCCGTTAATGCTGCTGAGCGTAGGAAACTTCGTGATAACTTTAACTGGCAACCAAAAACAATTAATATTGGTGGTAAGTGGATCGGCTATGCTGGTTATGAACCACTTGATACGGTATTGACTTTGGTTGGTGACCTTGCTTATTACTCAAGGGATATTGGATCAACTCTGTTCGAGGAGTATCAAAGTAAACTAGCTTGGACCTTTGCTGCTACCTTTGTTAATAAAACATGGGTTGCTGGTCTTGAACCTCTTGTAGCCTTTGCTTCTGGTGATCAGACTGCTGTTAGTCGCTTCCTGGCTAATGAAGTACGTTCTATGATTCCTTTGTCTGGTGCCCTTGGTGTTGCAGCTAATGCAGTATCAAGTTCTCAGAAGGACATCTATAATGACTTTGTGGGTTATGTTAAGAACCGTATTCCTGGCCTTAACAAAGAACTTTCAGAACAGATCGATATTTATACCGGTAAACCATTGAATGATATTGATAACCCAATCCTCCGTGGCTTGAACGCACTTAACCCTGTTAAGATCAGTGATGGTACAGAGAAGTGGAGACAGTGGATTATCGATAGTGGATGGGATGGTCTGCAGATGATTCGTAAAGATTCAACTGGTAACCACGAGTACACTCCAGCAGAAAGAGAAATTCTCTATCGTTACATTGGTGAGCAACAAATTTGGAAAGAGTTTGATAAACTTAGCAAGAATAAAAAGTACAATGATCAGCTTGACCGCATTCGTGCAATGAGGGTTGAAGGTCGTCCTAAGGATGAAATCAACGCTGCTCAATCTGAAGTTTATTCTGTTATGAATCAAATCATGACAAATGCTCAAAAATCTGCAGAGCTTCGCCTTCAAAATGAAAACCAACCAATGTGGGAATCTATTCAGGAATCTATCTTGAATAAGAGCTACATGCAACAAGGGCGTATTGATGATGCTGCTCGTGCGGCTGATCGCCGTAAGGCACAGATTGAACAACTTACTCAAATGTACAGGTAACCTTTAATGGCTGTTACTGAGAATACTTATACAGGGAACGGGTCAACCGTTCTCTATTCTTTCACTTTTCCATATTTAGCCGCTACTGATATTAAAGTCAGTATTAACGGTGTTCTTACAACTGCATATACTTTAGCCAACGCAACAACGATTCAATTTAATACTGCCCCTTCTAATGGAGCAGCTATTAGAATTTATCGTTCAACATCAGATGCAGCAAAACGGGCTACCTTCTTCCCTGGATCTTCTATACGTGCTGCTGATCTAAATGAGGACTTTGATCAAGTACTTTATATTGCTCAAGAAACAGCTAACTTAGCTGCTAGTACTGATGCTTCTGCTATTCAAGCTACAGCAAATACAGCATTAGCTACTTCTAATACTGCACTGACTACGGCCAATGCAGCTAGTGTAACAGCTAATGCTATTGCTGGAACGGCTAATACTGCATTAAGTAATTCTACTACTGCTGTATCTACTGCTAATGCGGCTAACTCTACTGCAACTTCGGCTTTAGCCGTAGCCAATGCAGCATTGCCGCTAACTGGCGGCACTATGACTGGTTCAATCATTTTTAGTGGTGGCCAACCAACAGGTACAACTGGTACGCCTGGTATTATCCAACTTACTGATTCAACCAGCTCAACTAGTACTACAACTGCTGCCACTCCTAATTCGGTAAAAAGTACATACGACGCCGCGATGCTGAAAACTGGCGGTGCTTTTACCGGCGACGTAACCCTTAACGCACAAAGCGATCTACGTTTTGCTGACAGCGACAGTAGTAACTGGGTTGCCTTCCAAGCACCTGCAACTGTTGCATCGAATGTCACATGGACACTGCCTAGTGCTGATGGAGCTGATGGTCAAAAGCTAAGCACTAACGGATCTGGTGTTCTGAGCTGGACTGCTAGTGCTCCAAACATTACTTATCTGACATCCGGCACCAGTGCTACCTATACGCCGACAACCGGCACTAAGGCGATCTACGTCGAAGTTGTTGGTGGCGGTGGTGGCGGTGGTGGTGTTGATGGCCAAGGCGCTGGGACAGGTGCTGTTGGTGCTTCTGGCGGTGGCGGTGGTTACACGGCCAAACTGATCACCAGTCCTGCAGCTTCCTACACCTACACGATTGGCGCTGGTGGATCTGCAGGTTCATCTGCTGCTGGCAATGGAGGCAATGGTGGCACTTCAACTTTTACTGCCGGTGCACTGACATTGACTGCGACTGGCGGTGGCGGTGGCGGTGGTTTTACGGGAACAGCTGGTAATTCCACAGGCTCGGCTGGCGGTAGCGGCGGAGCGGGAAGTGGTGGAGACCTAAACCTTGAAGGTGGACGCGCTGGCAACAGATCCGTCGCAAGCGGTCTTGTCGTAAGTCTTTCCTCCTCCGGAACTGCACCGTTCTTTGGAGGCGGAAAAACCACCGCTATTGGCAACGCTGGAGAGGCTGGAACAAATTACGGCGAAGGTGGATCTGCCGGAGCTGTCTATAACGTCACAACAAACTTCGCCGGTGGCGCTGGAGCTGCTGGCGTCATCCGCATCACGGAGTTCTTCTGATGAAAACCGTCATCTACGACCCAGTTGCTGATCTCGTCATCAACGTCGGAATGGGCGAGCCAGGTGGTCCTGCACCATCAGGACTGGAATACATCGTTGTCGAGAACGACGTGTATGTCGGACCTGGATGCAAGCGTGCTGAAGACGGTACGTATTACATGCCGCCTTCTGATCCCAAATAATGAATAGTTAATTTACTGCAATGATTACTATCTTTGGAGTCAAGGTCTCGCTTGAGGCCTTGGCTTTTTTTATTCTCTTCCTAGCGTCTGAGTACATCGGACTCAATAAGAAACTTCGTTCTAACACTGTGACTCAGTTTGTTATTCGAGCTGCTCGTCTTGCTCGTCCATTCCGTAAGGAAGACGACAAGATCTCTCAGATTAAAAAGATCCTTCGCGGGTAATCCAGATGGTACTGCTGCCTGTGAAGCAGTACTACCCTCAAACAGATAGTGCAACAGGTCACGGAGATCGAATGTGCTTTAGCTCAACATGTGCTATGGCCATTAAGTATCTTCATCCTGATGCTCTAAAGGGTAGTAATGCTGATGATGATTACTTGAGAACAGTTCTAAAATACGGTGATACTACATCTTCAACTAGTCAAGTCAAAGCCTGTCAGCAGTACGGTGTTCTTGCTTCCTTCTACACAAAAGGTACAAGGCAATCGTTAATTAATGAACTGAAGGCTGGTTATCCAGTAGCTACTGGCATCTTACATAAAGGTCACGTTTCTAATCCTGTTGGTGGTGGCCATTGGATGCTACTCATCGGTGATGATGGAGAGCGTGGCATCTTCCACGATCCTTACGGAGAAATGGATAATGTCAATGGCGGCTATGTCTCTATTGGATCTGGTGGTAAGGATGTTAAATACTCCTGGAAAAATTGGCTTCAACGGTGGGAAGTTGAAGGTAAAGGTACAGGATGGTTTATGACCTTCCGGCCTATGCAGCAAACACAGCCTATCGCTCCCGCTGTTAACACGTGGAAGGGAATTATCACTGCCGCCTCTAAGGCAGGGGCTAAGTTTCCTGAAGTTGTAGCTGCACAATGGGCACTTGAAAGTGGTTACGGTAAACACACCTCTGGTAAGAACAACTATTTTGGTCTCAAAGGTGAAGGTTCTGACCGTGAAACCAAAGAATTTATCAATGGTCAATGGATTACAATCAACGCAGGCTTCATTGACTTTCCTGACCTACAGACTTGTGTCTCTTACCTAGTAGACCGCTGGTACCGCGACTACAAACGTTTCAAAGGTGTTAATCGTGCTAATTCTCCTGAAGAGTGTGCACGTCTTCTTGTAACTGAAGGGTATGCTACCGATCCTCAATACTCTGATAAATTAATTAAACTACTTCGGGAGAATGATTGAAGCAAGTGTAGCGGCAGGTATTGCCCTGTTTACCGCTATTGTATCGGTGCATAACCGCCTACATTCCAAAATTAGTGAAGTAGACAGTCGCGTAGACAAAGTAGAACTTCGCGTTGCTGAAAACTATGTTCAAAAACAAGAGCTAGCAGTTGCTCTTCAGAAAATGGAGGATCACATGATCCGTATTGAAAACAAACTAGATCAAATAGTATTGAGAAATGGCTAAGAATAAAGCCACGGAAGACATGTTCAATGAGTTGCATAATATGGTAACTCAAGAACTTCTTAATCGAATTAAATCAGGTGAAGCGTCAACTGCTGACCTTAAAGCTGCTTGTGATTGGCTAGCCAAGAACGACATTAGTGGAGTTGCTTACGACGGTAATCCTCTTGATAAGCTTGCTACTATCATGCCAAAGATAGACCCTGAACTTGTACAAACGAGGTTGTATGGCAAGTCGCACGTCTAAATTCTATAAGGACAACCCAGAGGCTAACGCCAAACGTCTTAAGTACCAAAAGAGGTACAACAAGCAAAGTATGCAAATACGTAAGCGAGTTGAACTTAATAAGATCAACAGGCAGAAAGGAACTTATGGTAATGGTGATGGAATGGATGTTTCTCATACCAAAAATGGTTCTACTGTTATGGAAGATCAATCTAAAAATCGAGCCCGGAATCGGGGCAAAAAATAAGATGGTATGACTCCTTTACTACCGAGTCCTGATCACTATCTCCACAACCTTATAACGATGACAAGTCCTGAAGCTAAGCGTCTTTGGAGACGCGCTATTAAGGAACACTTTAATTGTCAGTGTGTCTACTGCGGAGAAACTTATGAATTACACGAACTTACTCTCGATCATGTTAAACCAAAATGCTATGGAGGAGAAGACCTCACCTCAAACCTTGTACCTAGCTGCTGGCAGTGTAATCAGAACAAAGGTAGTAACAATTGGCTTCAGTGGATGAGGGATACATTTGGTATCACCCCAAGGGAGCAACTTATTCTTTCTCATATTAAATAACAATGGCTCGACGTTCACTTAAAGATGATTTGAATGACATCCGTTCTATGATTAAAAAATCCAAAGAACGGCAAGGTGTAGATACAAAGGCAGAAATGGGTTCTAGGGCTATGAAGGCTACTGGAACTGAGCAGAATTTTATGCAAGGTGGCTATACTACCAAAACTAAAGTAGATGGTTCTAGGTTTCAAGGAGCACCCCTTTCTCAAGCAAACTTGCAGGATTATAGAGAAGCTCAGCAGCAACCTAAACCACAAGCACAAGTTAAACCGAAACCTCCTAGGGCTCGCCCTATGCCTGGACGTGAAGGTATGATGGCTAAAATGGAAGAAGAGCGTAAGCGTCGTATGCGTGGTGAGTCGGCTGTTATTGGGAGCTAAATATGGCCCCACGTAAGATGCCTGTACGTAGGCAACAAACTCGTGAAATTAGTAAAGTGCTGAGTGAAGGTACATATACTACAACTGATCCGCAGGGTCAGATTAATGTTATGCGCCAATACCAAGCCGCTAATTTAATACCTAAACAATTTGAAGTACCTAATCAAGTATCTGATGCTGTTTCAGCGGAGATGGCGTCCGGTCTTACTAAAGAACAAGCCCTAAAAAAATTAAACATAACTTTACCTAGATCTTTCTTCGATAATAAAGGCAAGTTGATTGGTAGGAAGTTTAGAGACGCTCAAAGTCCAGCACTTATAGAAGCTTGGAATAAAGCTACGGGTGGTATGCCTGCTGAAACTTTAGGTAAACTTGAAGGCTCTGAGTGGAGCAATCAGCAAAAAGTTTTACAAGAAGTTGGCCGTAGACTTGGAATGAAGCTTGATTTGGGTCACTTTGAGACATCGGCTTCTGGCGCTCCTGGAAATATAGCAGCTGCGGGTGGTGAATATGCTTTAGCTAACCAAGCTGCAGGTCGTAGCCTTGAGAATCCACCAAGACCTCAAACACAGGCTGAAGTTCCTAATGTTGGTATGGCAACCAATAAGGTGGAAGGATTATCAGAAGCGGCTTTATTTGCTTCTGGCCTGCCCACTAGAGGTGGGCTGACTGGTAGTCCCCTTAATCCATATATCGCTGTTCTACTTGGCACCACACTAAACGGAAAGTCTTCTCGACTATTATCAAAAAACAATTTAGAGATACTTAATTACACCTTTGATCAGCTGGTAAAACAAAAGTTAAACCCAGTTGCTATGTATGATTATATACGTGAGCGTGCTGGGGAGAATATTGACATCAATGAAATGGCTCGGGCTGGTCAAGAACAATATGATATTTCTAAATTTGCTCCAAAAGTGGAATCGCCCAATGCTGGTCCAGTTACAGTTGTACAAGCAGCAACACCAAAAGGCCCTACTGTAACAACAAAAGGTGTTCCTAAAGGTTTGACATCAGAGCCTCAAGTTGTGTTGACTACAGAAGTTCAGTCTGGCCCATCTCGTCTTATTCAAAAGGGCACCACTGTTACCAAATATAAAACACCTAAACTGCGCAAAGCACTTGGCAAGGCTGGTCCTGTTGCCGGAGGAGCTGCTGTTGCTTTAGCTTTATTGAGTGATAATCCTGCAGAAGCTATACCTATTGCTGCTGAAAACTTTACGCCTCTTGGAGACCTACAAGGTGCTCCAGAGCCTTCAGTAACGATGGTTAATGTTAATGGTAGACTGCGGCCACTTAACACTGATACTAACACTTTAATGGACAAACCAGGGTTTGGTTTAGAACAAAAAGGTGGTAAATGGCGTGAAGTCCGTAGAGGCACTGGAGCTGCAACTAAGCAACAACAGGCACAAACTCGAAAGATAGCTAGTCAAGTTATGCCAACTATTGATCGAGTAAATGCTGCAGTAACCCCTGTTAGTGCATTCCTTACCAATGTTGGTAAAGAAGCCTATAAACGAGTATTTGGCAACAGAGAAATTTAATGGACAAAAAGAAAGCACCAAACAAACCACCCGATAAAAACTTTATCAAACAAGTTTTAGATAACTTAAAGATCGGATATACTGATGGTAAGAATCCTATTGGTCGTGCTATGACTGGTCATGGATTTATGCCAGCTAAAAACGCTGCTTTGAATTTTGGGGCATTGATGAATATGCCGTATGATCCTGAGATGCGTATTCGTCCTAAAGATCCTCAGCAACAACTGCGAGCCAATAATGCACGCATCGGTCAAATTGAACGTATTCACAACGTCTACATCAAACCGAGAGTAAAACTCGCTGATTGACCCCTACAAGCCCCTACAACACCCCTGTGGGGGCTTTTCCATACATTCTACCACCAATGGCTCCAATCTTCGTTACAGGCCCTCAGAGAAGTGGTACAACGATTGCTGCTCGTATCCTAGCATCTGACTTCAAACGTCCTTATGTAGATGAATCAGAATATACACCACAATCGATCCCACCTAATGCTGTTATCCAAGCACCTTTCATCATCAAAGCTGTAATAGAACTCTCTTTTATGTTCCCTAAAGCACAGTTTGTTTTTATGGAACGTAATGTTGAGGACATTATCAAAAGCATGGAGCGTATTGAATGGTACAAGGATTATATTGATGATCCACTGTTTTATAGGACGTATGTTGAGCACATATATCAGTACATTGATTTACTGTGTAAAACTTTACCAGAAGATCGTTGGAGTATCTTACCATACGACGCATTAACCACTCATCCACTATTTGTAACTGATAGACATGGCTTTACCGTCAGGCAATGGCAAAAGGACAACCCGCAAGGCCCAGCAACCTGGAGAAACGACGACAACACTGGATCTTATAAAGTCAGACTTCAAAATATTTCTACAAGCGCTGTGGCATCAACTAGACTTGCCATCTCCAACACGGGCTCAATACGCAATCGCTGATTATCTACAACACGGACCTAAACGACTACAGATCCAAGCCTTCCGAGGAGTCGGTAAAAGTTGGATTACTGGAGCGTTTGTGTTGTGGACACTTTTTAATGATCCAGAAAAAAAGATCATGATTATCTCAGCTTCTAAGGAACGAGCAGATAACATGTCTATCTTTCTACAAAAGTTAATCATTGAAACGCCGTGGTTAGTACATCTCAGACCTAAAAGTGATGAGGCTAGATGGTCGCGTATTAGCTTTGATGTAAACTGTAGCCCACACCAAGCACCATCAGTTAAATCAGTTGGTATTACAGGCCAGCTAACTGGTTCTCGTGCAGACTTAATGATTCTTGATGACGTTGAAGTTCCTGGTAACTCAATGACAGAAATGATGCGTGAGAAGCTTCTACAGTTGTGCACAGAAGCTGAGTCTATCCTTACACCAAAGAAAGACTCTCGTATCATGTACCTTGGTACACCACAGACTACCTTTACTATTTACCGTAAGTTAGCTGAACGTAACTACCGTCCATTTGTTTGGCCAGCTCGTTACCCACGCAAAGATAAACTTAATCAATATGAGGGTGTCTTATCTCCACAAATTGTGGAAGATATTGAGATGGGTGTTGAAGAATGGACCCCAACAGATCCTGATCGCTTTACCAGTGATGATCTACTGGAACGTGAAGCAGCTATGGGTCGTAGCAACTTTATGTTGCAGTTCCAATTAGATACTACACTTAGTGATGCAGAGAAATTCCCACTTAAATTCTCCGATCTTATCATTACCTCTGTTAACCCGACTCAAGCGCCGGATGCTGTTGTGTGGTGCAGTGACCCTCGTAATTGTCTCAAAGATTTGCCTACGGTTGGCTTACCGGGTGATTACTTCTACTCCCCGATGCAACTGCAGGGTGACTGGGGATCTTACACAGAAACCATCTGCTCGGTAGACCCAAGCGGTAGAGGTACAGACGAAACAGCAGCTACATACATTTCTCAAAAAAATGGCTTTCTCTACGTTCACGAAGTACGAGCGTATCGCGACGGTTATAGCGACAGTACACTTCTTGACATCCTTCGTGGGTGTAAGCGCTATAACGTTACCAAGCTTGTTGTCGAAACAAACTTCGGTGATGGCATCGTCGCAGAACTCTTCAAAAAACATTTGCAACAAACTAAACAACTAATAGACGTAGAAGAAGTACGGGCTAATGTCAAAAAAGAAGATAGAATTATTGATACCTTAGAACCTGTCATGAATCAACACCGACTCATCATTGATAGGTCAGTGGTTGAATGGGATTATGCTTCTAATAAAGACGCTCCACCTGAGGATCGACTTCTGTATATGCTCTTCTACCAGATGAGTAGGATGTGTCGTGAAAAAGGTGCAGTTAAACACGACGACAGATTGGATAGCCTAGCTCAAGGTGTTAAATACTTTACAGATGCTATGTCTATTTCTGCTTATGAAGCAGTTAAGCTTCGTAAACAAGAAGACTGGAAGGACCAACTGGAGACATTCCTAGATGACCCACAAGCTGCTACAAACCACTTAGTACTTGGATTTAACATAGACCAAAGGAGACAAGCTAGAGGTAAATCTAAAGGTAAAAGTGTACCTACATGGGTGAATATGTGACAATTTAATATTGTCATATTTTACGAAATATTACATTCCTTGTAATCCCTTCTGCTGCAATTGATTTGGCCAACCACCCATGTTAAGGGGGAGTGGAAGGGTGGATCCACTTCCTCTAACGGGGAGAGACTCTAAGACAAACAAGTTGTCTTAATCATCTCTCCCTTTATTAATGTCCCTGGGGAAGGACATTCTGTAAGAACTACTAAACCCAAAAGACACAAACTCCACTAACTTGTTCTATTACTAAGTTAATACTGTGATTACTGTGAGAGGAGCGAAGCTCTCACTACTGTATCTACTGTTATTAACTCTCCTACTAACCTCCGTTAACGTATGAGTAGAACTTATCGTAAGATACCCACATATATTTGGAGACCAGTACAAACCTTCTCTGAGTTAAAACAGCAGTCATTTGATGATGATGGCTATACGGTATCTACTCGGCATCGTTATATCCCGTCATTGTATGACGACATTAAAGTATCCGCCTACCAACAATTAGATCATCATTCATGACTACCCACCAAGTCAAACTCGTACACATTACTCCTAACGCTGAACAACTCATTGCCTATATGGCACGAGTCAGTAACCCCGCTAATCAAGATAACACTGAGACCAGTGCTAAACTAATTAAATATCTCATTGACCATAAACATTGGTCTCCATTTGAGATGGTTAATATGTGCGTAGAAATAGAAACAACTAGGAGTATAGCAGCACAGATCCTCAGGCATAGGAGCTTCAGCTTTCAAGAGTTTAGCCAACGGTATGCTGAGGTAACTAGTAAAGCGGTAGTACCGGAGTTACGTAGACAAGATACTAAGAATCGTCAAAACAGTATTGATGATTTGGATTACCTCCGACAAGATCTCTACTCCGCAAAGATTCAACGCCTCTTTAATGAGTCGTATCGTCTTTACAATGAGTTACTTGAAGAAGGCGTAGCTAAAGAGTGTGCCCGTGAGGTCTTGCCGTTAGCAACACCTACTCGACTGTACATGAACGGTACAATCCGGTCTTGGCTGCATTACTGTCAGCTTAGGTGCGGTAACGGGACACAGCTTGAACATCAGATCATCGCTAGAGGGGCCTGGAAGCTTCTACAAGAGCACTTACCTAGTGTGTGCGTGTCTCTGGAGGTTTAACTGGTTAGAGGGGCATTGCAGGTCATCCTGTGCTGTCCCTTTAATTTTTGACAGAAATTTCAGAAGCCTTATATCGACATGGGCGGTGGCATTTACCCCCATGGCCCCTTATAAGAATAGGCAACGCAGTGGTATCCAGGATGCACCCTGATTGTTGTATTGTAATAACATAGGGACCAGAATATTTATTGTTGAGAGATAGTAATAGCCAGATGGAGCTATTATTAATTGCGTGTGTGCATTGTATTATCTATTGCCACGCCTTATTGAGAATGAATTGCAATAAGCAATGTGGTAGTTATAGGCAATGATAAGGTGATGTAATATATTAACACTGTGTGATAAGGTGCTGCTATAGGTAGATACGAAGTGATCTGTCCGCCCTCCCTGTTCCGTCAGTACAGCGCAGCTATAACGCTCTCAGACACGTCTAGAAGGCGCTATAAGGCCGCTCTAATCATGATTAGGTATACTGTGCCCTGATGCAGTATTGAGACGCCTTACAGGGGTATGTACTAACTGTATTCACACTCATGCACTCGTTACACTCGAGCTCACGCAAACTAACACGCAGCACTGCACGACATACACCACGATACCAAATCCCTAATTGGTAGCTAGGAGCCCTAATCAGGGGTTGACAGGGCGGCCTGGATGGTCTATGGTAGGTTCATCGGTGGGGGACAGGAGACCCGGTTCTTTCCACCAGCACCTAGACAATTGCATATTTAGGTCGTCACAAGACGGAACTAGCGGCGCGAGCGATCCCGCGAGACAGAGATATGGTTGCAACCCGACCAGCTGTCACGACCACGTTGTTACTAATCATTAACACAGAGCCACATGTGTTTAATAAATTAGATCATGGCAACTGCTCACACCTACAACGGAGTTAATTATGTCTCTTACTCTTGACCGTAAAGTAGCTACTGGTCTTCTCAGTAAGGCTACTACTGGTGATGATCTCTTGTCTGTACTTGAGATGATTACGTCTACCTTCACCAAACCACTTGTCAACACTGTTCCTACACTTGAGGAGATTGAGTTCTGATGTCAACATTTACTTTTGATCAACTGCGTGATGCTGTGCGAGAATGCACCAGCTATGACCTTGTTCAACACTTTACTGATGATGAGGATGAGTATGCGCTGATTGATCCGTATGGTGATCAAGATGGCGATGCCTTCTACGATCTCAATGATGTAGAGGACTTCATTCGTAATAACGAGCAAGTCGATGAGTATTTGTACGAGCTTGTCAACCAATGACATACTACATTGCCAAGATGTCTGATGAAGGTAATTGGGAGTATTTAGACAATGCACCTAGTTATTCTGATGCAGAGATGATGCTTGATGCGTACTGTGATATGTATCCTCAAGCTTATATTGACATAGTGTGTACTGACGCACACTAATCCACAATCACGAGGCTTTAATTATGACCACCACTGTTCCTACCTTTATGCTCAAGGGTGATGCACTTGTTGAGTATGTAAATGAGAAGATGGAGCTTATTAATAGCAATAGGCTGACACGCACCGAAATGATCAAGGACGCAGGCTATGCGTATGACAATGGTAGTGCTAGGTATGCAGACTTTTACACTGAGCTACTCAATGCCAAGGGTGTTGTACCTGTGACTAACAACGACATTGCTGATCAAGAGTATGAAGATCTAAGTGTTGATAAGCGTAACCTCTATGATCGCATTGATGAATGGAGTGGTGCTAAGTGGACGCATGAGGAGCTGATTGAGTTCATTGATGAACTTGAGGACATTGGTATTGATACAGTGTCTGAGTTTGACGATGCCTATGAATGGGAGCATGATGGTTGGGTGTGTTGGGCTGAGAAAGAGTTCGCTGAGTATTGGTGCATTGAGGTTCTTGATGCACAGATTCCAGAGTGTGTACTCGCTGCTGTAGATTGGCAGGCTGTGTGGGAGCACAACCTACGCTATGACTTCTGTAGCATTGAGACTGCTAACGGCACGTTCTTCTTCCGTAACAACTGACCTTTCACACCTTCTGTTCACTTAATTCACACTCATGAAAATTTCCACCAACTACAAGATTGAAGCTAAAGTTTGCCACGTTAGT